ATGCAGTCAGTAATCCTGATGAATTTGATATCAATTTACTAGTAACACCAGGTATTGTTCATGCTTACCATCCAAAAGTAACTAATCATTCGATATCTACTTGTGAAAGTAGAGGAGATGCTTTTTACGTATTTGATGGGTCTAAGTATGGTGAGACTGTTGATAACGCTATAGGTGATATTAGCACATTAGATACAAATTATGCAGCAACTTACTTTCCATGGGTCAAAGTTCTTGACGACTCTACGAATCAACCAACATGGGTTCCACCATCAGTAGTACTTCCAGGTATCATTTCATATACCGATCAAGTAGCACATGAATGGTTTGCCCCAGCTGGATTAAATCGCGGTGGTTTAACTCAAGTGCTTGAAGCTAAAACGCGATTAACACATTCAGAAAGAGATACTCTTTATGAAGATAGAGTTAATCCAATAGCATCATTTCCAGGTCAAGGTGTTGTAGTTTGGGGTCAAAAGACTCTACAAGCAAAACCATCAGCGCTAGATCGAGTTAATGTTCGCAGACTATTAATCAAATTGAAGAAGTTTATTGCATCTTCGAGTAGATATTTAGTATTCGAGCAAAACTCATCAGCTACACGGAATAGATTCATGAACGTGGTCAATCCATTTCTAGAATCAGTACAGCAAAACTCAGGTTTATCAGCATTTAAAGTGGTAATGGATGATTCCAATAACACTCCAGATGTTGTCGATCGAAACCAGTTAGTGGGTCAGATATTTATCCAGCCTACAAGAACAGCAGAGTTTATTGTACTTGACTTCTCAGTCATGCCTACAGGAGCAACATTTCCTGAATAATTGATTAGGTAGATCTAACACCCAAAAAACCCACCTAAGCAGTGGGTTTTTTGTTTATACTTAAAACTGTGAAAAAACTCAGAAGAATACGTACAAATGATTAGTGTGTTTTTTTAAATTTCTTATATTTATATACAAGCTATTAAATATATCTAATTTAGGAGATACACCATGTCAGAATTACTAGATCCTTCGGAAATCATGTTCACACCGTTCGAGCCGAAAACAAAGAACAGATACATCATGTATGTTGAAGGAATACCAGCATATCTAATTAAAACAGCAAATAGACCTTCAATTACATTTGACGAGATCGAGTTGAATCATATTAACATCAAGCGCTTTGTTAAAGGTAAAGGCACATGGGATACTCTCGAAATCACTCTATACGATCCAGTAGTACCATCAGCAGCTCAGTCTGTAATGCAATGGGTACGTCTAGGGCACGAATCAGTAACTGGAAGAGATGGTTATTCTGATTTTTATAAGAAAGACATAACTATTAATGTCTTAGGACCTGTAGGTGATAAAGTCGAAGAATGGACACTTAAAGGTGCATGGATTCAATCAGCAAACTTTAACGATTTGGATTGGAGTTCATCAGATCCTACTGAAATTAGTTTGACGTTGAGATATGACTACGCCATTCTCCAGTTTTGATTAAAGTATTACTTTAAGTGATTGTGTTTAAGTGTAATTGTAATAGAGAGTTTGAATCATACGATAGGAGTAAATAATATGAGCTTTATTAAACAAATGCTTTCAGATGATGCGAAGATTTCCAGTAAGAGATTTATTGGCTTTGCGTCATTTGCGATGTTAGTATGTAGTTGGATAGCTAACACATTTTTTAAATTCGCAATAAGTGAGACAATATTAGAAAATTTTATGTACATAACAGTTGTCGGGCTTGGAGTCACAGCAGCAGAAAAGTTCGGGAGACAATCAAAATGAAAATAACTAAAGCACAATTAAAAGAAATAATTAGAGAAGAAATTTATCTTATAGAAAATAATTCAAATTTTGCAATCGATGCTAAAAATACTATACAAAGTATAAAAATATCATCACTATTAAAGAAACAGTTTCCAAATGTTAAGTATGAAAAAACTTCAACTTTTTTTGATTTTAGTGGTTATATTGATAAAAGTGTAGCCGATAAAATTTATAAAGCCCTAAAAGGAAGTGGTATAAAATTTAATGTCGATGGTATATAGGAGACAATCAAAATGAAAATAACTAAAACACAATTAAGAGAGATGATTAGAGAGGAAATCCAAGCACAGAGTAAGTCCATGAGTCAGGAATTTAAAACATCATTTAAAGAATCTGTAAATGAAGCTAAAGCACTTTCTAAGATGAATACTGATGAACTCATCAAGCATTGGGAAAAAGAATCAAAAACTGTAGAAATGATGAAAGATAAAAAACAAATTGATAAAACTGCATATAGAGTTGAGAGTGGAAAAATAGCAAGAATATTAAATTATTTGGGGGGACTCAAAAAGGATATGAAAGAATCCACAAATGAAAATACTGAACTAGCTGAAGCTTATATAGATCCCGATGATGCACCTAAGATGTTAGTTGATGGGTTGAATACGTTGAGAAATGAGATTTTCAATGCAACTAAATATAAAGGTAAAGTAGAAGGATGGGCTGAAAAATACTATAGAACTGTACCTGGGATGTTGGATATGATATCTCGGCTGACTAAAATAATAGGGAGAATAAAATGAAGACATTATTGGAATTAACTAAAACAAAATTAAAACAAATTATCAGAGAAGAACTATTAAATGAAGATAAAGTATCAAGTATATCTAATTCAATATGGAATGATTTGGATGCATTTCTAAGTGACGAATATATAGATGGGTATACTTTTGAATATGCAAAAGAACAAAAAGCTATCATTAAGGGGAAAAGTGTGGGCCCTATAGATAAAGCATTAAAACAATATGGAAAGCTTGAAAAATCATACGAATCATTTAAAAAAGAAATAGCAGCATATGTTAAGGTGGCACAGCCAGCATCAAAAATAATCGATTTCGATAACATGTAATTAGTATTTAGTTACAAAACTATGAAATAAAATGAAAATAACTAAAACACAATTACGAAATATGATAAAAGAAGAGATTAAAACTCTGAATGAAGAAAATGAATCAACTTGGACTTGGATATATAAAGGCCTTAAAGCTGGATTTGAAAAAGCTGATAAGAAAGATGGTGCTAATTTGGACGAAACAGCACGTGCTGTAGGTTTCCTAATTAAAACTGAATTTGGACCAGGTGCAAAAAACGATTTTATTAAAGCTATAAAAAAATATATTAAATAAAACTACATATAGTTTTAGTACACTGTAATTAATAGTTACAGAAAATAGTTATTAACCAAAACAACCAAACATAAGGAGACATTAATATGTCTGAACAAAGTAATAAACCTCAGTTTCCTACTGAAGTTGTTAGTTTACCATCTAAAGGGTATTTCTATTCCAGTGATAGTCCATTAGTAAGTGGGGAAATTGAACTAAGATACCCAACAGCAAAAGATGAGGATATTCTAACATCTCAGAATTTGATAAAGAAGGGTATCGTTATTGATAAATTATTAGAGTCATTAGTAGTGAATAAAGATATCAATTTAAATGATATTATTATAGGTGATAAGAATGCTATAATGGTCGCTGCTCGTATATTAGCTTATGGTAAAGAATACGCTTTTGAGACTAATTGTTCAGCTTGTGCTGAGCATAACCGAGATTCTATTGATCTAACTAGTTTAGAAGATAAAAATGTTAAATTTGATGATTTAGAAAAAGGTAGAAATGAATTTGAATTCAATCTTCCACACTCTAAACGTAATATTAAATTTAAGTTTTTAACTCAAGCAGATGAGCGTGAAATTAGTCAAGAATTGAACGCGTTAAAAAAGATAATGAAAGGATCTCGAATAGATTCTGAGGTTACTACACGTATGAAAAAGATCATAGTATCTGTTGATGGTGAAGTTAACCAACAAAAAATTAATCAATTTGTCGATAATGATTTTCTATCAAGAGATTCATTTGCATTTAGAGAATATATACAATGTATGACTCCTGATATTGACATGTCTTATAACTTCGAATGCTCCCTTTGTGGGTACGAAGAGGAGGTGACTGTCCCAATGACGGTCCAGTTTTTTTGGCCTAAAACCAGAAGATAAACCTAACATACACAAACAAATCTATCAACTATGCTTCCACGGTAAAGGTGGATTCACATTTAATGAAGTTTATATGATGCCCACATACTTACGTATGTTCTATTTGAAACAACTCGAACTTAGTTATAAAGAAGAGGCGAAGCAAATGGAAAAGTC